ATATAGATAATAATCTAGGAATAGTAAGATTTCATTCTGGAAAAAATTTCAACAACAATATTGTTTACAGAGGAAATCAATATATTTCTATGCCTATAGAATATAGCGGTTTTGAATTTTCCGCAGATGGAAAGCAAAATAGACCAACTTTTAAGATAGCAAATATAGACGGATTTCTCACCAACTATGTAAAAAATAAAAACGACTTAATCAATTCAAAATTAAAAAGAATTAAAATTTTCGTTCGAAACTTAGATGACGTTAATTTTTCTCAAAATATGAATCCATTTTTCGGATACAGAGCTAAAAGAAATAATGTTAAAGGATATGGAGAATCTTTTTATGAAGAGTCTTATATAGTAAACAGAAAAACTCAAGAAAACAAATATTATATTGAGTTTGCTTTAAGTAGTCCGCTTGATCTTGAAAACCAGACAATTCCAAATAGAAAAATATCTGATAACATGTGTCCTTGGGTTTATCGTGGTTGCGGATGTAATTATGGAAAAATTCCTTGGCCCGATCAAATAATAAAAGTCAATAATGTAGAATATCTAGAAACTTCACCTGATCTATGGAATGGAAGACCTAATCAAGGGGTTCCTGTTGCGGATGAGAATAATGTTCCTTTTTATTCAAAATCTGGTTATGGATTAAGTAGAATACTCAATTTTGGGGTATATAATTCATTAACAGGGCAGTATACTGCTGGAGATTTTGTAAAATATATAGATTCTATAAATCATGATTTTTTTGGAAGTAAAATACAACAAACTGATGATAATATATCTTATTCTTTTTATGTTTGTATAAAGACTCATGGAGCTTCATACATGATAAATTCTGTAATTGTTGGTGCAAAAAATCCACCAACAGAAAAAGAATATTGGGTTAAAGATAGTTGCTCCAAAGATTTAACTGGTTGCAAGTTAAGATGGGGCGGTAATAAAAAAGGATTACCTTATGGTGGATTTCCTGGGACAAAACCTTTCAATTATTCAGTATAAAGATTTATTAAAATCAATAAAAAATTATTGTTTATCTAATTATCCTTATGAAAGTGGGGGTTTAATTTTTGCGAATGGAGTAACAAAAGAATACAAATCCAAGATAAAAGATTGCCATAATTATTTACCAATTGATGATTTTTATATAGACATAGTTAAAAATCAGAACGTCGTTGCGTCTTTTCATAGTCACCTTAATTCATTAACACCATCTGGTAATGATTTATTTTTTATGAAAAATTACGATATTCCTATTATAATATATAGTTTAAATAAAAACACTTTTTTAAGTGTAAATATAAAGGATGAAACAAATCTTATTACATGGAATTTTGAAGAAGCTTGCTTGCCCGAAATTTAATATGAAAGCTTCTTGTTTTCAAGATATATTGAATTGTTTGTCGGCTAATTTTCCAAAATTGAATAAACATCTTAAAAGATTTAAGAATGATATATCAGGTTTCGTTTTAATTATTGATGGTAAATTGGTTGATAATTTAAATAATGTTAATAGGTTAATATTGGTTAGCAAAACAATTGAGATTATACCTATTGTGATGATTTCTGGTCTTATAACATCAACCATGATTCTGGGTACTTTTATTACAAGTGTGGCTGTAGCAAAAACTATAGCTTTTGTAGCAAATATGATAATAATAGCTGTAATTAGTTTTGGAATAAGTTTTTTAGTGTCTAAGCTTTTAACCCCAAAAGACCCGAAACAAGTAAAAACAGCTTCTTTTATTTTCACTAGTACTGAAAACGCTGCTGTTAGAAATACTCCGGTTCCAATTGCTTATGGTAGATTGAGGGTGGGATCTTCTTTAGTGAGTAATATTGGAATAAATTTTGATATAAATTCAGTTACTGATACGACTGGCGCAACTTCTGTTTCAACATCAGCATTCGCTACAACTGGAGGGTCTAGTTTTGCTGGAGGATCAGTTGTACGTAAATTGCAAAATTAAAAATATATAAAATATGGGACTCATATCAGCAAGCGTAGTAGTTGACAATGCTAAAAGCAAAAAAACTGGTGCTACAAGCCAGCAATCCTCCGTAGCGCAAATTTACCAGAAAGACGTTGACCTTGGTATTGGTGATAATTTAACAGAAGGATCAAGTATAGTAAAATACTATACAGAAAATAAGTCTTTAGCCCCTTTCGTTCTTCAAACCTCAAAATTACAATCAGCTAATAAAATATTTTTACAAGATTTAATATGTGAAGGGCCAATTTTTGGTTTGATAGACGATTTAGGTAATGATTTAATTTTATTTGATAACGCAGAAAATAATGATGAAAATTTAAAAGCTTTATACTTAAATGATTATCCAGTAAAAAACTCTAGAAATAATTCTTATAATTATAGCAAAGTAGAAGTTTATGGAAAAATAGGATCAGAATTTCAATCGTCTATACCATTAGATAGACAGAAAGGATTGTTTTCTTATGCAAGTCCAGGAATTGTTTATTCATACAATAAATTACTATACGGTTTAATAAAAAATACCGCTGGTTCGCCAGTTAGTTTTTCGGAGTCTAAAGCGCATAATACATTTTTATGTTTAAACGTTAATTCAAAAGAAATATTTATAGAACCTCCAGGTGTTACTTTTGCAAATATACCAGGAACAGCGGCTCCGAAGTTTAATACGTCAATTTATAACGATCTTGTATTTGAGGAATGTTTTGGAGTGTATCACGAAATAAAAGATCGAAATACTGATTTTTTGGTTATAACTCTTAAAATAAATTCTTTATATAGAATAGATGGTGGTGGTGGTATGACAGATCATATAGCTCAATTTGGTGTGCAACTAAGTTACAAACAAAATCCAGATAAAAATATTTATATATATCATTCAGTAAATGGTATAGCTTCTTCACCTTATCAGTTTGATTTAGTTCTTGATATAAAAGATTTAGACAAAAATTTCACACCTTATGTTAAAATTTTTAATTTTAGCACTGCTCCAGGCCCTACAGAAACAAAAATTTATACTAGCGTTGCGGTTTCCACTATAACTGAAATTGTAGATTCACAATTTAAATATCCAAATTCGGCTTATTTCATAACCGGAATAGATGCAAGAGGTTTTGGAGGGGGGATTCCAAATCGTCAGTATAATTTAAAACTGCTTCAAGTCAAAGTTCCAGAAAATTATGATGCAGATGTAAAAGAATATAATGGTATTTGGGGCGGTGAATTTGACCCCCTTTTACGATGGACTGATAATCCTGCTTGGATTTTATATGATATCATAACTAATAATAGATATGGACTGGGGAAATTTAATTTTCCAGAAAGCTTGGCTGATAAATGGTCTATATATAATATAGGAAAATATTGTGACGAACTAGTTCCAACTTTTAGTAATTCTAAATTTCCAGCGTTAAAAATTTTAGTTATACAAGTTAATAACGCTTATGATTATGTAGAATTAGCAGTGCCAGCCGGTACGGTTATAACTGAGGATATGTTTCAAAAAGGACAAGAGTTGCACCTTTTTAATTTACAATTCACAGAAATAGATGAAGACGGCCAGCCAAGTATAGTTTATAAATCTTTTAAAAAGATAATTAGAGAAGTAGCGATTAATGTTAATAACCTTTTGGGTGGAGTGGTACGATTAAGATTATTTAATCCGTTTGGATTGCACAAATCTTGTTCTCGATTTTCTTCTGTTAAAAAGTTTATTGAAGAGCAAAAGGCAAAAACATCAAATGAAGCTATTGGTATTTTAATTTCAGAATTAATTAACGATTCTCCTCAAAAAATAGTTGATTTTAAAAATTATATTTTAGGTCAACAAGTATTTTCTAAAGAGGATGCTGAAAATTATATATCATCGTCTGGATCTGCTGCTCAAAAGTTTGACGCTTTTCCGGATTTAGTAGAACCAAGATTCACTTCTAATATTTATTTAAAATCAGAAACAGATGTCGTAAATTTAATAAACAATATAAGTTCTATTTTTAAAGGTATTGTTTATTGGTCAAACAATTACGTTCAATTTGACAATGATTCGCCAAAGCCTTCTTCTTATATTTTTAATAATTCTAATGTAAAAGATGGTTCTTTTTCTTATTCAGGCTCTTCTAAAGACACTCGTTTTACAGTCGTTAAAGTAACTTATGCGGACGCTTCAGACGGATATAAAGACAAAACAGTTTACGTTGAAGATCAAATCAATATAAAAAAATACGGTTATGTAGAAAAAGAACTTTTAGGATTTGGGGTAACATCAAAATCTCAAGCCAAAAGAACTGGTGAGTGGTTTTTGGTAACAAATCAAGTAGAACAAGAAGTAGTGAATTTTCAAGCAGGGCCTGAATGTTTATTGTTATCTCCAGGTAATGTAATTACAATTAGTGACGCTTTAAAATTAACGAATCGATATGGAGGAAGAGTAATTGAAGTCGTTAATGATGAAATAGTATTAGATGATAAATATGATTATATAAAAGTTAATGATGTAATAAGTTTTATTGTTCCAAAGAAAAGTTCGTCAATCGATCAATTAAATGCTGAAGCCTTGGCTGTGAATCAAGTTACAGAAGCTCAACTTAATCAATTAAGTTCCACGTATATTTATAAATACAAAGTTTTAAGCGTAGGAATGGATGGAAGTTTTAGAACCAAGATAACTTTAAAAACAGTTGGAACTGGTGATGATGTTACCGCTGAAGAAAATGTTTTCACAATAAATCCATCAACTTTATGGATTTATGAACAAGATTCTCAACATACAACTGCTTTATATTCTAAGCAATATAGAATAGTAGGTCTTAAAGAAGTCAATCCAGTAGAATTTGATATAACCGCTATAGAATACGTCAAAACAAAATTCTCTTATATTGATAACAGAGATAATCTTGCTGCTAAATTATTGTACTCTCCTGACGAAGCTAGTCAAACCATTAAAATTCCAAGAGATATATTGGCTGGTCAAACTCTTAAAGATGTTCAAGGTGATGATGGGGTCGTTTTACAAAAAACAAATGATTTTAATTTTGACGATCAATATGATTTTATCTTTTCTGGAATAGATTATAGTGATGAACAAATAGGTGGTTTATTTAGTGTAACAACTATTAATGTTAAAGCTATTTTTGAAATAGCTGAATCAAACTACAATACAGCTTTAATAAAAGGATTGTTAATAGAATATATATTAAATTCTAAAAAAATAAGTATAAATTGGAAATTAGGAGATAAAAGATTTTTTAAAATAGTTACTCCTAACTTAGAAGCCGATGCAACTTTTGAATTTATTAGAGCGTATGCTTTAGGCGCAACAGATAATTTTTTATAAAATGTTTACTCAAGTTGAAAATACTAGCAATAAGCCTTTTAAGATAGTAAATCTTAAATCGAATATACTGTTGTCGAACATAGAAAATCAGAATGACTATGGTTTTTTAGCCGATTCTGATCCTGACTTTAATGGTTTGCCATTGATTGTAATGGCTAAAGGTTCAGTAAACTTGACGGTAACAAGATTACAGTGGGAGGTAATTGACCCTAAAACCAACCAAATATCTAATTTTAATAACCCTAATTTTTCTAGTTTTTTAGTCGAATTGTTAGATGTAGATAATAATTCAATACAAATTCTTGATAGTGATTTAAAATATAATTTTTACAATTTAAGTGCTAGTTTTTTATCTTCTTTGTCTAGTTCTTTATATGGTGATGCTAATTTTTTAAGAGATATAAGAATAAGAATAACTTCTTTTACGCTTGATAATAAGACTTCGCAAGCTGTATTTGTTTTAAACTTTCCGATTTCAACGTTTTCAAATGTAACTTCTACTATTTCAAATGGAATTTTTGTTAATTATCAATTGTCTAATATAGATTTTGCAAAAAATGTCTTTCTTCAAAGTTCTAAAGAAAATACTTTTTCTACTATATTAGATGAAACAATAAACGATGCTTCAGCCAGTATTTTTATAAATAACGATGGAGATGATAAATTATTTTATCGTTTAAGTGTTTCTGATTTTTATAATACAGGCGATCCATTTTTTGTTGGTCAGTTAAAGTTAAATAATATTGACAATAGTGTTTACGATCAATATCCGAAGAATATTTCAGGAGCTATAAAGATAGACTACGATTCGATAACTAAAACTTTTGATAGACGTTTGTTCGTTAAATGGGCAATTAATTCCAGTAATGCTCCAATTGATTATAGAATATATGTTAATAAGAGCGGCGAAAATAAATTATCAGATATATATTATTTAGATGCGCCAAAAATAGATAGTGTAAGTTATATTACTCAAGGCACAGGAGAAAATAAATTTGATTTTAATCAAGTAGGAATAAATCCGTTTTACTCTGGCGCTAATTTTGAGTCTATTTTCTCTCCTTCAGGAAACAACGGAATTCAGTGGAAAGACCATACCGTAATAATTGATAACAAAGGGTCTTTCCCTTCAGGATTATACGATGCTGATACTATTGATTTGTTATATGAAATACCGTTTGCTTCTGGTTCGTTAAATAGTAGGCAATTATATTTAGCATATAATTACGATTTAACAGACAATGATTTTAAATATTTTCCAAGCGAGGGGACTTATACTTCAGGTTTATATAACGTAACAGGAGCCGGAAATTCTTCTTGGGCAACTGGATCGGGTGATGGGATTTTAACTTTACAAAATCTTAGTGGAATATTAATAGCGCAAAGATTTGATTTTAATTATCCATCTGTATCTACTGTCGTTTCTAATGTTGAGCCTTACTTTTTTATACCAATTACTTCTTCTGGAGATTATGAGGTTTCTGTAAGAGGATTTATAGATCAGAACAGTTATACGGACTTATCTGATACATTATTGTTTTCTGCTACTGGAATAAATTATGCCACAACAGGAGTAAAAAATTTAAAACTGATTGAAGGAACTGGAGTAAGCGGTTATTTATCTAAGTTCAATTCTTCAGATAGTTTGACGACAGGAACGTTGTATTATGACGCTTCTAATAATTTAAAATTTTCAGAATTACCAAGTACAACAATTTCGGAAAATTTATATAAATTAGTAATTGAAAACGACATTGTAAAAAAACAATTAGATACAGGGAGCGGCACTTCTTTAATTGAAGATTTTACTTTTCTTAGTCATGGTTTTACTGTTGGTGATGTTATTAGATACGATGGAACAAGTAACAGTTATCTTAAAGCATTAGCAGACAGTGCCGAAAATGCGGAAGTATTGGGTATCGTTAAATCAGTAAATGGAAATGATTTTAAAGTAGTAATAGATGGATTAATAACTGGTCTCCCTCCTACTTTATTGCCTGGAACTGGGTATTTTTTATCCCCTTCAATTTCTGGCGCATATACTACTACTGAACCGTCAAACTATGGAGAAGTCTCTAAACCAATCTTATTTGCATTAAGCAGTTCGACTGCAAATGTATTAACGTTTCGTGGTATTGTAATATCACCTGTTAGCGGTACATCAGGAACTTCTGGATCAAGTGGAACTTCAGGATCTAGCGGAACTAGTGGAAGCAGCGGTTCATCAGGAACGAGCGGTACTCCGACAGTAGCTAATACTTTAGCTAGATATAGTAATACCACTAAAAATATAACTACAGGTACAAATACTATAGTAGATTGGAATACGGATGATGCTGCAAATAGCCAAGGATCTACTAATTTAACTTTTAATGGAACAAATAAATTTACAAATAGTTCTGGAGCTTCTTATATTGTAAATATTGATGGTTATGTAAGTTGGGATTCTGGAGGAACTGCTGGAACTACTAGATCAGTATTTATAGTTAAGAATGGAATTGCTTCCCTTTTCCCAAGATACTCTTACAATAGTATTCCGGCAAACAATGATTATCCTGTAACACATTTCAGTTCAACATTAACATTAGCAGATACTGATTATTTTGAAATATATGTTTGGCATAACGATGCTTCTTCGCAAGATATAAATGCAAATAGTTTTCCTGGAAGTAGAATTTTAATAAGTAAAATTGAAGGAGTACAAGGACCATCTGGTTCATCAGGATCTAGTGGTACTAGTGGAAGCTCTGGAACAAGTGGATCAAGCGGTTCTTCTGGCACAAGCGGTTCAAGCGGTTCTTCTGGATCAAGTGGAAGTTCTGGATCTTCTGGATCAAGCGGTTCAAGTGGAAGTTCTGGATCTTCTGGATCAAGCGGTTCAAGTGGAACTTCTGGATCTTCTGGGTCTTCTGGATCAAGCGGTTCAAGTGGAAGTTCTGGATCTTCTGGGTCTTCTGGATCAAGCGGTTCAAGTGGAAGTTCTGGATCTTCTGGATCAAGCGGTTCAAGTGGAAGTTCTGGATCTTCTGGATCAAGCGGTTCAAGCGGAAGT